GGGTGATCGGTCCTCTGTGGCCAATGCTCTCCTCGCAAATCTGAAGGGCGGAGCAAGACTCCTTGGTGGGGGAGTCGTGCAAAGGAAACCTGGGGAGGACGGCGCTGGGCACATGTATTTTGTGCTTGAGCTGCCTTCGGGGGAGACTGTGACGGTCTTTCCTGAGCTTCTCTCCCGGCTTCAGGCATACTCCTGTTTCCGGAGGCGGGAGTTGGCCCTAGTCCCTGCGTTGCGAGCGCGGGGCGTGGACTGGTGCAGGTCTTCGGGCCTGCCGGTTTGGGCATGGCCTTTGGCCGTGCCCTCATCGGTTGCACTGTCCATGCAGATCTCCCATGAGGAGGAGGTTTGCTGGGGGCTTATGCCAACCACACTTCTGTCGGAGCAGTTAGGCTTTTAGGCCAGCCGCGTCGATGTGGGGGGTCTTTGCTGCGACCGTAGTTTCGCAGTGGGGACCGGGTCCCTGGACCTATCCCGCGTAGATGAGGGCTCCTGCTCAGATAGTCGACGGAGACTCCGAGTCGCATGGCGATCGGGCTTGCCTGGCACGTGGCTGCCCGTGGTACACTCTACGTGCCCTCACAACGAACTCGCGGCGTTAACGCTTCGTGTTCTGGCTCCTCTACCGGGGCCCACTGACGCGCCTCTGGGCGAGTTACCTTCTAGGACTTTCCGACGTCTTAGGTCTCTCGCGGCGCGTTATGGGGGCCATAAGTGGAGCCACCTGGAAACTGCACAGACTTATAGCGGTGCTATGTGCAGGAAATACCTGTTGGCGGCTGAGTCGTTAAGGTGCTGGCCTGTGGAAAAGGCTGACGCTAGGCTCGACTGCTTTCTGAAAGCCGAAAAGGTTTCGCCTCTGGCCAAGTTCCAGAAGCCTCGGATGATCTTCCCAAGGTCACCTAGGTATAACTTGGAGGTGGCGTCCCGGCTGAAACCCTTCGAACATTGGCTGTGGGGACGACTCACAGGCTCGGTTCTTTGGGGAGGGACAAAAACCAGGGTTGTGGCGAAGGGGCTGTCGCCCCAAAGACGCGCCAATCTCATACTCCGCAAGTTCAACTCCTTTGAGGATTGCGTGTGCTTTGAGGTTGACGGAAAGGCGTTCGAGGCTCATGTGTCTAGTGGGCAGCTTGAACGAGAGCACGAGGTATATAGGTCGGCTTTCCCCGGGGACAAGGGGCTGGCCCGCCTGCTTCGTGAGCAGCTTTCCATGGGGGGAAGGCTGCCTTGTGGGGCGAGGTTCTCGCGCAAAGGCGGAAGGGCCAGCGGAGATTTCAACACGGGCATGGGCAATACCATGATCATGCTCGCCATCGTCGTCGGGTGTTTGGGTACCTTTGGGTGCCCGTTTGACACCCTGGTTGACGGGGATAATGCGTTGATCTTTCTGCGTGGCTCGGATGCCGGAGCGGTGTTGGCGGACTTCGCTGCACTCGTACTCGAACAATCTGGTCACGAGTTCACCCTCGAACGCCCGGTACGTATCGTCGAGGAAATCCGGTTCGGCCGCTCCGCTCCCGTTTACCTTGGTCCTGCTCTTGGATGGACCATGGTTAGGGATTGGCGTTCTGTCTTCTCGGGCGCCCTGTGCTCGCACAGGTGGCTCCGGGAGCCGCAGTTTGCCAGGGAGTGGTTGACTGGGGTTGCACGGTGCGAGCTGTCGCTCGCTGTCGGTGTTCCCTTGCTGCAGGCTTGGGCCTTGAAGATCCTCAGCACCACGGGGTTCTCTGGTTGGGTTCGGTGCCACCCGTTCCAGGAGTACTTTGTGGTCGGCGCGTGGATGGCGGCGGCGGAGGCATCGGCCGAAGTCTCACCTGAGGCTAGGTTCAGCTTTGAGCGGGCGTTCGGGTTGTCCCCGGATGACCAGCTCCGGATAGAGGGTGGGTTGGTTGGTCTGAACTTTGGGGAGTTCATCCAACTGGAGCCCCACTCCATAATGGGCTGTCCACCAGGTGTCTATGAGACGGAGGCTGATGCGGCGACCATGTGAGTGTGGTGGGGGCGGTTGGCGTGGACGATTGGGTGGAAAGGGCGCTCCAAAACCGACACGGGGGCTTGTCGCCGGTAGGCGGCGTGCCATCGCGGTTGAGCTTACCCGGGGCGTGGGCGATGTGTGGATGTTTCTGTTAAGAAACGGCCTGTTGGGGTCTTTACGGCCCGCGAACGGGTTGTGCCGTTAGGCGCATGGTTGCACGACCGCCGGAAGCGCTGTGGGCCTCTGACTGCTGGTGTGGCGTTTTGGCATTCGCTACGGAGCCTCGGTCCAAAGTAGGTACCGCCCTGAAAGCCCAGGAGACCTAGTCATTCTGGCCCTGCCTCTGGGGAACTCCTTGCCCCATCTCAGAAAATAAGGTAAGTCTTGTGTTTGGATTCACTTGACCTGGTCACGATATCCACGGTTGCCCCCCGTTAGTGGGCGAGGAACCAGGGTTCCTG